ATCATAGAATATAGTTTCTTTTGTGCGTCTATCATTTTCAGCTACACTAAAACTTGTAACATTAGTGGGCTTTTCCCCTTGTGTTGTTCTGTTTTCAGCATCTCTGGTTATATTACCAAATATTGTGATTACACCCATTTAACTTACTCCTAATTCCAGTGATTTATTTTCCCAAGCGTGTGCTATCTTTTCCGAGAAATCTTTATCCGTTATAGCTATTTCTTTTATTAAGCTAAATCCCTTATCAAACATAGCGTCTAAGCTTTCTGGTGTCGCTGTATCAATAAATTTCATAAGCTTTATCCCACGCTCTTCTGGTGTTTCGATACGCTTTTGGGGTGTATCGATACGGCGTTGTGATATAGCCTCTTTTTTTCTTTCAACACCAACCATTTCATTTGCAGAAGCATATTGACCGCCATGTAAGCCTAGAGAAGCCAATGCACGTCCGATTGCAGAAGTCTCACAAACCTCAATTGCTGATGTTTTGGTTATATATGACGAGCCGCGCACCTCTTCGGCGTATCCAGAGCCAATAACAAATCCTGTTTCGCGCTCTATAATTATAGCTTGGAATACTACAGTCTTACCATCATTTAATTCTAGTTTGGTTTGTATGCCATATTCACCACCAAATTCACGTCTGAATACCTCTACGCGCTTTGCTACTTCGGTGTATTGCTTGCCACCTTTTTGTTTAACACCATGTGTTTCGTTTAACTCAGAAACGCCATCCATAGCTTTTATAAATTTATTTTCCATTATTTAGTCCTTATTGATATAGTTTGAGCGCCAGTGACTAATTCAGCCCCATCAATTTTGACACCCGCTTTTAATTGTTTTTTGATTTCTGTTTTATCTGGCGTGATAGACACCTTGGTTAATTGTGTTGGTATTTCATCAGGGTTGATGATGTTTACGCTTTCAATGCCTTTCCTCAAAGATATGGTTGCTAGAGCGTGTGGGATTTTAGTTTGATTTGCGCATAGCATAATAGTCTTGAGCATTTTAGTTAGCTTGTGTTTTCTTGCATCATGACCTGATTTGCGTTCTGCATATTTCTTAGAAACTTCGGCGCATGAGTTTGACCATGCTTCTGCCTCTGAAATTTTTAATAATATTTTAGTTACCAGATCAAGAACATCTGTTTCACCATCTAGTGTATCCCAGAATGCGTCCTCATCATCACGATAAGGAGCAAGCTCCTCTGAAATAGCTGTTATAATTGCGCTATCAATTCTCATTATTATTTTCCTCTGAATTAAATAATTCAATAGCAGTAGCAATTGCTTTATCTATAACTTGAAAAGCATCAGCTGGAAAAACTTGAGTATTGAATTGAAGTTGAGTAATTTCACCCTTATCTTGTTTGGCGATTAAATCAGTTGTTCTATTAGCAATCGCAAGAACTAATTGTTCTTTAATAAATCTAATAGGTGGGTTCTTTTTCATTTTTTAAGTCTCCTGTCCAGAATTTATATTTACAATAACTAACAAATTCTTTAATTAATGTAAATACAAAAATAAATTATTTAACTTTTGGAGTGTAAAGTGGAAATTAAATTATTAAGTGCAGATCAGGTTAGAAAAAAATTACTTGATAGAAGACTTTCATATGTAGCTGATAAATGTGGTTTAACTTATATGTCATTATCAAGGATTCGTAAAAATAATGGAAAACCTTCGTTATCTACATTAGAAAAATTATCTGAATACTTTGATGAAAATAAATAAAACCCCGCGCTGTGAAAGGACAAGAGACTCAGCGCAGGGTTTGAATGTAAAGCTTGTGTTCAAACATGTTTTTAAAAATCTAATAAGTACCAACCAATGCGATTTAATAAAAAAACCTTACAGGACATATATTACATTTTTATTTTCAATACACAAGAAAAAAGTTGATATTTTTATATAATTGTTTAAATAGATTATAGGACAAGAGAAAGGACACATTTAAAATGAGCATTAAAGCACTTGTATGGGCATTAAACTTACCCGATTTATCAGACGGGGAATATAGGGTATTAACAAGATTAGCTGATAGGCACAATCCAGACTTTGGGTGCTTTCCAAGCATTAGAAAAGTTGCAGAAGATTGTAACAAAAAGAGTAGAAGTTCGATTTTTAATCACTTAAATTCTTTAGAAAAGAAGGGTTTTATAAAAAGAATACATAGAGTTAGACCTGATGGACAGCAAACATCAAATGAATACATACTTTATTTTGATAAGGGGGTTCAGGATTTAGATGGGGAGGGTGCAAAATCTGGACTAGGGTGTATCCAAAATCTGGATACCAATAACCATATAACTAATAACCATATAAATAAACCAATATTAAGATCAGTAAATCTTGGATTTGAAGAATTTTGGAGAGAATATCCTAGGGGCGTTGGTAAACCACATGCTGAAAAAGCTTTTAAGAAAGCATCACAGCGTGTTGGCGTAGATAAGATATTAGATGCGGTAAAACCATTTGCTGTTAGTGTTTCTCATAAGCCAAAGAAATTTATACCTCACCCTGCTACTTGGTTAAATAGAGATGGATGGAATGATGATTTGGAAGATGGGAAAGATGATAATATAGATTATAAATTTAGGAATATGGTTAATGATATTGCGAGGGTGCAAAGATGAATAACTTACCAGTATTGCAAACAACTGTTTTAAACGATGATCAATTATCTAAGCATAGAGCATTTATAGCTATCAAAGCACAAGCATTGATGGGTAGATACTTTCAAGTTCCACAAGATGAATTAGTAAAGCGTGATATTTTGCTTGGATGGATGGATATGTTACAAGATTATACTGAAAAAGAAATTACAAATGCCTGTAGGCAGTATCTTATTGAATATCCATCTAAAAGGCCACACGAAGGTTTAGTATTAGATTTAATAATTAAAAATAGAAAAAGGTTTGTATTATTACAGCCTAAAAAGCAAATACCAATAATGACAAGGAAAGAGCCAGATGCAGATAAGCGAAAACAAATTTCTAGTAGAATTATGAAGAAATTTAGTGAATAATGTGTTATATGTGAGTTGTAGGGAACTTCTCCCTCCTCCCTGTAGGCGAAACTTTCATCTGCTCTTGAGAGTTTCGCCGTTTTTTTACATATCGGTTCTTTATTTTTATAAAATAGGTGTATATTCTATTTTTACATCTAGGAGGGTGTCGTCATGAAAGAATGGCCAGCAACCAAAATTGATTTGGTGAGTACTGCAAAATTAATACCATACGCAAGAAATAGCAGAGTTCATAGTGAAGAACAGGTTGCTCAAATAGCATCAAGTATACAAGAGTGGGGATTTACTGTTCCAATATTGATCGACGAGCAAAATGTTTTAATCGCAGGTCATGGTCGGTTATTAGCCGCGCAGAAGTTAGAGCTAGATAAAGTGCCAGTAATGGTTGCTAAGGGATGGTCAGAAGCACAAACAAGAGCTTATGTCATAGCTGATAATAAGCTCACTGAAAATTCTACATGGGACGAGGAATTATTAAAGGTTGAAATAAAACAACTTGAAATTGATAGTTTTGATCTTTCAAAGCTAGGTTTTGGTATTGATGAAATGACTGAACTTTTTTTAGATAAAGAGTTTGGAAAAACTGATGCATTTGATGAATGGCAAGATATGCCAGAGTACGACAACGATGACATTAAGTATTACCGATCATTTAAGGTAAACTTTAATAACCAAGAAGATGTTGATTTGTTTATAGAAAAAACCGGCATGCGAATAACTGAAAATACAAGAAGTATTCTTTATCCAGAACCGATGACGGCAGACCTTGATGCATATCGTGTTAATGGTACAGATGACGATGAAGCCTAGCTTTCCTTTATATATACCTAGTAAAGGGCGATCTGAGTACATGATAACCTCAAAGGCATTGACGATGATGAAAGTTCCTCATTACATTGTCGTCGAGCCAAAAGAAGTTGATGATTACAACAAAGCAATAAAACATTGGGATTTAAACGCTACAGTTCTTGAACTCGATATGGCATACAAAGAAAAATACGAACTTTGTGATGATTTAGGGCTTTCAAAAAGTACTGGTCCTGGTCCTGCTAGAAACTTTGCATGGGAACACTCAAAAAACAACAACGCAAATTGGCATTGGGTAATGGACGATAATATTCGTTACTTTCATCGTTTTAATAAAAATTTGCAAATAAAAGTCACAGACGGAACTTGCTTCAAAGTTATGGAAGATTTTGTTCAACGATATAAAAATATCGGTATGGCTGGTCCAAATTACATGATGTTTGCTCCAAGAAAAAAGCGACTTACTCCGTTTGTGCTAAACACTAGAATATACAGCTGTAACCTTATTCGTAATGAACTTAAATATCGTTGGAGGGGACGCTACAATGAAGATACAATACTTTCCTTAGATATTATTAAAGCAGGCTGGTGTACTACACAGTTCAATGCTTTCTTACAAGAAAAAATGAATACGCAGGTTTTAAAAGGTGGGAATACAGCAGAATTTTATCATGCAGAGGGAAGTGTTAAGGAAGGTGAGCGATATGCAGATACTGGAACTTTAGCTAAATCACAAATGCAGGTAAAAGTTCATCCTGATTGCTCAACACTTGTTAAAAAATACGGGCGTTGGCATCACCACGTTGACTATAATAGGTTCAAAAAACAAAAACTTATAAGAAGAAATGATGTGGAGTTTAAGGGAACTGTTAAAAATTATGGTATGAAAATGGTAAAGGTAAAATGATCATAGGCTTTACAGCATCAACCTTTGACTTATTACATGCTGGTCATGTATCTATGTTATCGGAAGCAAAATCTGTTTGCGATTATTTAATGGTAGGTCTTCATGTAGACCCATCAAGAGAAAGAAAGCAAAAGAATAAACCAGTACAAAGTTTGGTCGAACGATATATACAACTATCAGTGATTAAGTATGTGGATGAAATTATTCCTTATGAAACTGAGGACGATCTCACAGAGATATTACAAGCCTATCCAATATCAATTAGAATTATAGGAGAAGAATACAGAGATAATAATTTCACAGGTAAGAATTTAGAAATGAAAATACATTATAATAAAAGGAGGCATGGATTTAGTACCAGCCTCCTTAGGAAAAATGTTTTGATAGCAGAAGGTATTAAGCGTTAGTAATATGAGAGACCCCGCCAATAGCTGGAGTATCATCACCAGCAACAGCATAAATCATAGTACGTTTATCACCATACGTTCTACCAAAGCTTTCAGCTTCTTTAATTGTTTTAAATGTATTGCGAGTTCTATTCAATCCGCGACCCCTTACAGCGACAAAGTGATCAGCATTATCAAGTACAAATTGTTCTCTAGGTAATAAATTATATGTCATGTTTAAATCTCCAGTTGGTTTATATAAGTAATAACAAATTCACTAGACATGTAAACAATAAATTTACAAAAGTACAAACTTATTTTACAAACCTTTGAAATTCAGAATTAAACGTGTAAACTACATAAGAAATAATTAGGAATATAAAATATGTCAGAAGACATACAGCATACTAAAAACACATCAAAAACTGGGCCTAAAGGTCCATCTAAGCCATTGAATAATGAGGACTTTCAGCGATTACTTAATATGGTAAGGATACAGTGTACCCTTCAAGAATGTTGCAGTATATTGGGAATGTCAGATACGACTTTAAACAGGAGATTAAAGGAACGTGGAGAGGATAATTTTGAAGCCCTCTATAGGAGATATAACGACGAAGGTAGAATGTCATTAAGGCGTATGCAATGGCAAGCGGCTGAAAATGGTAATGCAAGTTTATTAATATGGTTAGGTAAGCAATACTTAAATCAACGAGATAAAAGCAATTTAGAAGTAACTGGTGAAGATGGCGGTGCTATCATAACAAAGATTGAGCGTGTAATTGTCGACCCTACCGATACAAACTCCTAGATGGTGTATCCCTCTTTTAAGCGGAAGCAGGGGAAAGCCAAGATATAGAGGGGCTAAAGGTGGACGTGCCTCTGGTAAGTCACATTTCTTTGGTGAGGCTGTTATTGAAAGATTAATAGAAGAACCTGACACAAAAATAATTTGTATTAGAGAAGTGCAAAAGTCTCTGGAATTTTCATCATTACAGCTTTTAAAGGATAAAATAGAAGCATTAGGTGTAGGTCATTATTTTGAAATTCAAAAAAATAGAATAATGTCGGTTAATGGTGACGGAATAGTAATATTTCAAGGTATGCAAGATCATACAGCTGAAAGTGTAAAATCACTCGAAGGTTTTGATGTAGCTTGGGTTGAAGAAGCACAGTCTATGTCTAACAGATCATTAGAACTTTTAGACCCTACAATTAGAAAAGAAGGTTCAGAGCTTTGGTTTAGTTGGAACCCAAATTTAAACACTGACCCAGTAGAGCAGATATTTATAAATAATGATAATGCAGTTTTAGTTCACGTAAATTTTGAACAAAACCCATTTGTTACAGAAGCTACAAGAGAAATGGCAAGGCGTTCTAGGTCTAATAACATACTAAAATATAACCACATATGGCTTGGGGATTATATGAAAGAGATTGAGGGCGCTTTATGGAATGGTGATTTGCTTCAAAATTGCAGAATTACTGATGAAGAAGTTCCAGAATTAAATCGTATAGTTATAGCCATTGATCCATCTGTAACTGGTAAAGCTACATCAGATGAAACTGGCATTGTGGTTGCTGGAAAAGTAAATCATACTGAAAAGTATTATATTTTAGAAGATTGCTCTTTAAGAGGGTCGCCTGATCAATGGATTAGAAGGGCTATAAGTAAATATCAGCAATACTCTGCAGATAGAATTATAGCGGAAGTCAATAATGGTGGTGATTTGGTTGAAAATCTGTTAAGAAATACAGATAGGAATGTTTCATATCGCTCAGTAAGGGCGACTAGAGGCAAAATGTTACGTGCTGAACCTATTGCGGCACTATATGAAAGTGAAAAGGTATTTCATGTTGGTAATTTTCCAGAACTGGAAGAACAGATGATTTTTTATAACGGACGTGGTAACATTAGCCCAGATAGATTAGACGCCTTAGTATGGGCTTTAACAGAACTGAGCGCGTCTACTGGACAGCCAATGTGGAGAATTAGCTAATGGCATTTTTTGATTTTTTAAAACGTAACAATCTAAATTTAGAACATAAAGAAGCGCCAAGAGTGCATATGCAACAAACAACTCCATACCATAACAGGCAGGATAATTATAAGTCTTATGCAAAAGAAGGTTATCAGCAAAATGCGGTAGTTTTTAAATGCGTTAATGAAATATCACAAGCGGCTTCAGCAATAAATTTTAAAGTATTTCAAGGTGATCAAGAATTAGAACAGCACCCATTATTAACACTTTTAAAAAAACCTAATCCAATACAGGCAGGAAATGAATATTTTCAATCACTTTATGCGTATATTTTATTATCTGGTAATAGTTACGCTATTAGTAGCACCGCTGGCGGCTTGCCATCTGAGTTACACCTTTTAAGGCCAGATAGAGTAGAAATAATTGCAAGCAATACGGCTATACCAAAAGGTTATAATTATACTATCAATGGGCAAGTTGTAAAAACTTATGAAGCTGATCCATTCACAGGTCAATCCGAGGTAAAACATTTTAAAACTTGGAACCCATTAGATGATTATCTAGGCATGTCACCACTTATGGCGGCTTCAATAGATGTTGATCAACATAATCTTATAGCAAAACACAATATTGCATTGCTTGTTAATGGAGCTAGACCATCAGGGGCAGTTATATTTAAGCCTACAGACACATCTGGCGCACCTATGATGATGTCTGATGTCCAAAGAAAACAAATAAAAGACGATTTAGACCGCAGAATGAGTGGAGTTAATAACTCTGGTAAGCCGATGTTGCTTGAAGGTGATTTTGACTGGAAAGAAATGGGTATGTCTCCTAAAGATATGGATTTCTTACAAAATAAACACATGGCGGCTAAAGATATTGCATTATGTTTTGGTATTCCCTCGCAGATTATCGGTATACCAGACAGCCAAACATATTCAAATATACAAGAAGCTAGATTAGCCATGTATGAAGAAACAATCATACCATTGGCTATGCGTGTCTGTAACGATCTAAATGAGTGGCTTTCACCCTCATATGGTGATGATATTAGAATTGATTACGATTATGACAGCATCCCAGCTATGGTTGAACGCAGAAAGCGTGTCTATGAAAACGTAACAGCCGCAGTGCGTGAAGGTATTATTACAAGAAACGAAGCACGAGACAGATTGGGATTAGCGCCTATTGATGGTGGTAATGATATTTATATTGCCGCAAATTTATTTCCATTGGGTAGCCCTGTTATACCGCCAGCAAGTGGAGATGATGCTAAAAAAGATGCAGAAGATGCATATGGAGAAAAAACAGAAATTCGTGAAGATGTATTCACAACGGAAGATGAAGCACTTGAAAGGGCAAAAGAGATTGGTTGCGTCGGTTCTCATAGTCACACAGAAGATGGTAAAGTAATATATATGCCATGCAATACACATTCAGAGTATAATGCGGCTACTAACGACGATGGTGATCGTTCTAAGGCCGAAAGCGATGTAGATACCAAACCAACAGAAGCTATGCAAACCAATGCAACCCGCGGCTTGAAGCTTAGAAAAGAATTTAATCGCGGCGGAACATTGGTTGGTGTATCGAGAGCAAATCAATTAAAGTCACGAGAAAGATTAAGCCCAAGAACAGTAAGAAGAATGCACAGCTATTTCAGCAGACATGAGGTTGATAAGCAGGGAGTTGGTTTTAATAGGGGTGAAGAAGGTTATCCAAGCGCTGGTCTTATAGCTTGGTTATTATGGGGTGGCGATAGTGGTCAAACATGGGCTAGAAAAAAAGCCGCACAGCTAGACAAAGAGCGTGGAAAATATGACACTGATTTATTGTCTAAAGATAACCCCTTGAGTTCTAAGGATTAATCTAAGTGTTCTTTTGCGTCTTCATACCATTCTAAAATCTCATGTTTATACCATCGACGACCAATCCCCACGTCTATTGAGGGAGGCAGGGATTGTTCTTTTTCTAATTTAAGAAATTTATCTATGGGTAAATCTAAAAGTATACAACATTCTACAGCTGTTAATAATTTATTTTTTTTACCCATAGACTTAAACTCCTTGTATTAAGATATTGTACCTTCAACCGTCATAGTGCCGCGCCCAGAATAGTTTTGTTTCAGATCGCGCCCAAAATATTCTAAGTTAAACCATTTCCCATTATCTGCAAGGGGAGTGATACCACCTTCTGGACCAGCTATATACCTATAATGACATCCTTTCATTTTATTTGGTGAGAATTGAAAATATCCTCTTTCACTACCAAGCCGTCTGATCATTTTAGTTGCGTGGTCAGCTATTTCTTCACCAGTATAATTTTCATCTGGTTCTTGGAGTTCTATCCATACATTCATTGTTGGTTTCATTTTATTGTCCTCTCAAATTTAAGTTGCCCTAGCCGTTGTAGCTAGAGCTGTTGATTATTTTATTCGTACAAGTGGGTCTGTTATAAACCTAGAATTTCTGTATTTAGAAGTTCCAGCTTCACGAATATGTCTTGTTTGATAACACCTATTCCGATATTTAAAATCCTTGATATATTTAGCATCGTAATTATCATCAGATAAAGCCTTGTTTGCTAGGTTTATTGCTTCTAGCTCGTTATCAGCTTCAATCGTCATTATGTAAAATTTTTCAATGCTAGTAATCATTTCAAATTTTTTCAATCTCTTGTCCTCCTTTCATTAATATAGTTACACAATACCACATCCCCAAACGAATGTAAAGAATTAATTTACAAAAGAGTGTTAATATTTTTAAATAATGTGTAAAATAATTGTTTACAACATGTAAAGGATATGGTATGATGTATTTATATTAGAGAGAAAGGAGACTGATATGAAGGACTACTCTAAATTGAATTCTGATTTGCTTTTGCAATATTGGAAAAATTCAATGGCTACTTTTTATGGCTGTATTGGGCATGGAAAAGCTAACGCTAATAGAAATCAATCTGATTACTATGCGAAAATACTTTCAGGTCGCGGTATTAAAGTTACAGAATACGCATCTGATGGTGAATACAATGGTGAAGGCGCCGTTTGAGACAAAATGCTCCAGCTTTTATTAGCTGGGGCTAAACCTAATATGAGAGGACAAGAATATGAGAGCTATAACTACACATTTTGAATATGCTTTTAGGTATGGAATTCAGAATAAAAAGAGTTGGCATTTAGGTAAGCCAGTTGAAACAAGGCTTAATTTTATCATTTGGAAATACATGTATATAGATAATCCATGTGGATTTACTTCTGAACAGGTTAATTTGGCAATAAAACAAAACCTTGAAAGAAACATTGGTAAATTTAAAGGTAAATGCATTGAGCAAGTCGAATTACATTACCTTGGGAAAGATATACAGGAACACCTAGATACAAGCGGTCAGAGTTTTGAAGATTTCTTAGATTGGGGTTTATTATGAGTAGAGATGATTGGTTTATAGCAATTATATTCACAGCGCTTATGGTGCTGGTCGGTTTAAATATTGATAAATTGATGGTGATATAAATAACAAAATGCTATAGTCTACACAAAGAGGTGGACTATGGCAAAGTATGAAGTAAAGAAATTCGGTGGCACTAGATACAATGCCAGACGTGAAATAGCTGAACAAAATAGATTACGACAATCTTTTGAACGTAGGCTAACACTACTTTTAGTAACAGAATTTGCAAAAATTGGTGATATAGCAAGGCGCGAATATACTGAGCGTAGGTCTATTGAGCTATCTGGGAATTTAATTGAAGGTAGATTAATAAAAATATTAGAGCCACATTATCGTGCTGTTATCGAAGAATTTGGTTTAAGAATGTTACGAAATCAAAAGCAAGATAGTCAGTTTGAGGTTTTAATAAGAGATTATATGAGAATTTTTGGTCTTATGGCTGTTAAAAATATTGCGAACACAACTAGAAAGAAATTAGTTGAAGTTATGCTAATGGCAGATGCAGAAGCAATGGGTGTAGCATTTGTTGCAGACGCAATTTATCAATCAACAAGAGGTCAATATACACAATTAAGATCAGCAACTATATCGAGAACAGAAACACATAATGCCGCAAGTTATGCCAATCACAGTATAGCAAAGTCATTAAATTTACCTGACCTACAAAAACAATGGGTATCCGTATCTGATGATAGGACGAGAAGCAACCATGCACAAATGAATGGAAAAATAGTACCTATGGATGAAGACTTTGAAGTTCCTAGCGACTTTGGAAATAGATTAATGTCGAGGCCAGCCGACCCAAGAGGAGGCGCGGCAAATGTGATTAACTGTAGGTGCGTGCTTTTATATGTTACTCCAGAAGATAGCGTGTTTGACGAAAGGGATTAACAAACGATTTAAAATACTCTATACTTGTGTTATATATGTTTCTAAGTTTTGATTAGTGTGATTTAAAACTATTTAAAAAATAAGCAAAAATATCAGATGATATTAAAGTTTAAAAGAAAGTAAGAGGTCAGAGTATGGATGACGCAAACCAAATCGACCAAGAGATAACACCCTCTGGTCTTGAGACTAAATTCGAGGATGGTCGCGTTGACGTATCTTTTGAGATAAAAGCACAAGACGATGTAGAAGGGGATGGAGAATTCTCTGGTTATGGTTCTATTTTCGGTAATAAAGACTTAGGTGGCGATGTTATTGAAAAAGGTGCGTTTGCTAAATCAATCGGACGCAAAGGCGCAAAAGCCGTTAAATTATTATATCAGCACAATCAGACGAG